ACAAGGATAATAAAGTGGTGGAGGACCACCCGCTGATCAGAACCTTGCAAAGGCCCAACGACAGATTCTCGCTTTATCAGTTCTTATATGCCTGGGCTACGAACTATAATGTCTTTGGTGATGCGTTTGTGTACGCTAAAAAAGGTATTGGCAAGGATTTAGGCAATGTTGCGGGGATGTATGTCATCCCAAGTCAGAAGGTCGAGATAGAAAAGGGAGGATGGGCGCAACCCATCAAGGGGATAAAAATCAAGGGAAGTGCCGACATGGATATAATCACACCGAGGGATTACTTCCAGTCCTTCATCTACAACTTAGATTCTGACACATACTTCGGGTTCAGCCCATTGATTGCCGCTGCTTATGACTGCCAACTGCTGAAGAAAGGAAAACTTCGGATGAATACATCTATGGACAATGGAGGTGTGAACGCTATCATTGCCCCCGCAAAGGACAAGGACGGGTTTGTTGTTCCCCAGGCAGCCAACGAACTGGAAAAAGACCTGAACAGCAACAAGAATGCCAACAGGACCATGTTCCTTCGTCAGGCGGTTGAAGTAACAAAGGTAGGCAGCACACCGGTTGAGTTAAGTATATTGGACGGGAGCAAAGAGGCGGTTACCGCTCTGTGTTTCGCTTTCGGGATTCCGATGGACCTGTACTATGGGCAGTCGAAATACGAGAACGCCAAAGAAGCCAAAAAGTCCCTGTATGAGAGTGCAGCCATTCCGCTGATAAACGTATTCTGCAACGATCTGATGAACTTTGTCAAGTATGATGAGAACGGCAAAGAGGTCAAGCAGTTTTCCGGAATGAAACTAATGCTTAACACAGATAAAATCGAAGTCTTAAAAGCAAGCACAACCGAAGTGCTAAGTAACCTCACCCTTATGAACGCTTCACTCAATGAGAAAAGAGAAGCCATGGGATATGCAGAAATCGAGGAAGATTACGCCAACCAGCCGATGATTTCACTGGGAACGCAGTTTGGTCCTTCCTATATGCCGGATATTAACGAAACAGAAGAATAAAAATGAAAAAGAAATTATCGGTATTTATATGCCTTATATCACTATTGTTAGTCATTGCATTTTCAGTATACCCACTCATATATTGGTTCTGTAACCCGGAATTGACAAAAATGCAAATATTCTTTAAAACGTGGTGGGCTGTTTCGGGTGGTCTCTTTTTTTCAATGTTGGGTTTATGGCTTTGCAATTTAGTAAGTAAGGGTAATGAATAAACGAAAAACAACCCCATACGACCTTAATAGAGCAGGTAAAGGGTATAAAAGCAATACGCCTTATGAAAAATATTTGAAAAAGTTAAGGAAAAGGGCTGCATGGATAAAAGATATTGACGCAGACGAATACTTAGACGAGATAAGAGGACGCAATGAATAAACTAAAGACCATCACCCCTGCTATGCGAGCGCAACAGACTATATTGCGCCAGCAGTCTTTAGCCCTTTCCGAAGCCTTCAAAGTTAAGATAGCCAGAGACCGGACTATTGCAATCCGTAAGGCTGTGAAAGAAATGGCCAAATATCCCCCGAACGAATGGGAGGGTATGGCAGCTGATCATATCATCAAGGAGCCGAAATTAAAATCTACTCTTACTAAACTTTATCTGAATGTCGGTACTCCGGTAGCCAGAATAGCGGTAAACAGGTTTTTAAGCAGAAAGGCCGATATGGAAGATATGTGGGAAGAAGCGTTATACAATTGGGTTAAAAAGAACATGGGGGCAAAGATTAATCTCATGGAGGCTGCCATAAACGACTGGCTAAAAGATGAAGTTCGTAAGGTGATTGATGAAAATGCAGGAGCCGGGATAGAGAAAATGACGCAGATTATGCAGCGTTCCGTTGCGGACAGTTGGAGTAATGTAAAAGAGTGGCAGACGAGACGAATAGTTCAGACGGAAACCATGAGTGCGATGAATGTCGCAGCCTCCGAGAGTATCGACTTATTGGGAATAGACTACGAAAGGACCTGGAGCATTGCGGGCAACAACACCCGACCAAGCCATGAGGTGATGGATGGGGTCACTATTCAGAAGGGAGAATTTTTTAACGTGGGAGGCTATCTGATGGCTCACCCGATGGACGATTCCATGGGCGCGCCGGCAGGTGAGATTATAAATTGTTCCTGTTGTGCTATCGACACCCCTAAGGATAGCGGACTAATAATTTAACCATATCAAAACAAAATATATGCAACCGGTTGCAAAATATATGCAACTGGTTGCATACTTTTTAATTAGCGTTATGTAATCGGGTATTTTAGGGCGTATAAAAGCGCGCTAAAATGGAGAAACTCGAATACAAACAAGTCGCCACATCCTTTGAGGTCAAAAAGGAGGGCGATAACCTCTACATAGAGGGCTACGCAGCCAAGTTCGGTAACGTGGATTCATACAATGACATCATCCAGCAGGGGGCATTTGCCTTATTTCTCACATCCGAGGATGCAAAGAGGGTAAGGTTATGCTATCAGCATGACTTCGATAACGTAATCGGGGTCATTGAATCTATGACAGAGGATGAGCAGGGCCTGAAGTTCAGGGCCAAAATCAGCAATACCACATTAGGAAAAGACGTAGCCACACTTCTGGAAGATGGGGCGATCAATGAGTTTTCCATCGGTTACAAGACAGTAAAGTTCACGATGGATGACCAGCAGAACATCCGCACCCTTCAGGAGGTGTACCTCTACGAGATAAGCCCTGTAACAAGGGCAGCAAATGAAAAGGCAACCTTGCAAGCCTCTGAGCGCAAGGAAGAAAATAATAACATTAAAAAAGATTCAGAAATGGAAGAAGAATTGAAAAAATTGCAAGCTGAACTTGCAGAAGCTAAGGAGGCCAGGAAGATTGCAGAAAAAGCCCTGGCCGAAGCTGGAAAGGTGAAAGACCTTGAAGAAAAAACCGAAGGCCACGGAGCCGACATTGAGAACCTCGATGCCTCCCTCAAACAGATGAGCGCACAGATCGAGAAACTGAGCAAAAGCACCGAGGGGAAATCCTTTGAAAAGGTACTTGCCGAAACTTTCAACTCCGATGAGTTCAAAAATGGACTGAAAGACGTGGTTGAAGGCAAACGGGTATCCTACAAAAGTGAGGTAAAAACCTATACCGGTCTTGATTCCGGTGATCTTACCGGAACTGTTAATTTGACTATGCCCAACACTCAGGTTGAGGCAGATGCTCAAAGAAAACTGGTTTTGCTGGGTAGCGTACCTACCTACACGGTTCCTCAGGACAAGGCTATTATCATGTGGCCCGAGGGAGCATTTACTGATCAAACGGCCTACGTTGCTGAAGGAACAGCCTCGAGTGTTGCCTCCTCGGCAGCCCTGGAAGAAAAAACACGCGCAATCGCCAAAGTCGGAGCATTTCTCCCCTTTACCCGGGAATCATCCACCGATATGTCCTACTTCTTGAATTGGGCAAAGAACGAGGCTATCCTGGCTATCCGCAACAAAGTGGATACCGAGATGATCTCGGGGCTTGGAGCCGATGGTGGCGATAATACCAAAAAGGTTTATGGTTTGATCACCTCCGGGTCCACCGCCTTCAATGCTACCACAGCCGGTGTGAATGGAGCCATCGCAGGTGCACAGATTTTTGACCTGTTGAATGCCATTGATTCGCAGATCTCCTTAGGCACCAACGATGCCTACCAGGCCAACCTGATTCTGATGCATCCTTCGGACTTCGCCAAATATCGTTCTCTGAAAGATGCCAACGGAGCCTTGTTGTTCCAGAACAACGGTGGTGTTTATTCCTACATGGGTAAGACTGTAAAACAGACCGCCAAACTTTCCGCAGGTCAGATGATTGTTCTTGATACGGCCGCCTTGCAGATGTATGAAAAACTTGGTTTTGAGGTTGAGATTGAAAGAGTGGCTTCCACCGACAGTTACGTGATGTACCTGCGTTGGAGAGGTCAGTTCGTTGTTCCGGCCAACAAGAAGAAAGCCGTTATTTATGTGGCAAACATTGGTACCGCAATCGCTGCCATTACTGGAGCTGATACCAAACTGAGCATGGGCGTGGTTACCGTTAGTGGCCTTACAGCCCAATCTGCACAAGCCGCATCCGCAAAACTGAGCTGGGCTACCTCAGGTGCTGATGTTAGGTACAAAACCTCTACCGACAATGTGAACTGGAGTGCTGACATTACTGATCTGTTTCTGGAATTTGATGATCTAACTCCCAATACCAATTACACCTACTACATTAAAGCCGTCAAGACCGGAATGATAGATAGTGACAGCCGAGCTGTTTCCTTCAAAACTGCGGCATTTACAGGATAGTCGTTATGTCTAAGAAATCAATAAGCAGCAAAAAGGTAAAGCCGTCATATGAGAATAAGGCGGCTATACCTCTTGTTCACGATGGAAATGTCCGGATCGTAGTTGTTAAAGCGCATGACGGATTGAAAGAGGGGGAAATTTACGTGAAGGATGTGAACACGGCGGCAATGATGGTAGAAAAAGGATACTGGAGGTATGAGTAAGCTAAGATACACGGCAATCGGCACAAACGCAGCCATCACCCTGGCTGATTTCAAGTCCTATATGCACATCACGGGGACTACCAATGATGCTGCGCTGACTGATGTGCTTAAACAGGCGACTATACGCATACAGGAGTATGCTGATGTAGCCTTGCTTCCGTGTACCATAGAGCTTGAGGGAGAGGGGGAGATTATCAAGTTGTACCAGGGCCCCGTTGATGAGATAACCTCGGTAAAGGACCTTGTGGGTGGCTGGGATGTGGATTATGTGAGCGACTACCGCAAGACCCTTATCGAGCAGATAGATTCAGATGCGGTAGTTATAACATACACCACCCTGCCCACAAGCGTGGAAACCGGCAGGCTTATTAACTATGTGTACGAGATGGCTTCCGCAATGTGGGATGGAAATACCGAGGAGCAAAACAAAGTGTACCAAAGAATTCCTATCAACTACCGATAATGTTAAACAAGACGGGTAACATACAGGCACGAAAGTACACCGAATCCGTTGTCTTTTATACCACATCATCCACAGTAGACGCCTACGGAATGGAAACGGTGAGCGAAGTCAAGGGAGGAACGTATGATGCCCAAATTACGCAGATGTCGCAGTATAAAAAGCAGTTGTATTTCAAGGATGCGCAGGTTACAGGGGTAGAGATCCGCTTAAGGTACACTTCGACTATTCCAGGGAAGGTGGTATGGAACAATCATAACATCATAATCACCGGGGTTGAGAATGTGGATAACAGGAATCGGGAGCTGATTCTAATAGGCAGTTACATGGAGGACGGAGTATGAGCGATGGGATGCATATAACATTTGACAGTGCTTCATTCCGACAATTTAGAAGGAATAAAAAACAGTTCACCGAGAAAGTTCTTTCTAAAGCCGAATTAGGGTTGAAGGATTCAGCAGCCCGGATTGTGGCAAGGGCAAAAGAGGTTCTAACAAAAAATAGGAATGTAGCGACCGGAGCATTAAGGAATAGTGGAAGCGTTAGGCCTCAGGTAGACGGTACAGTAGATGCCGGGTTTTACGAATCTTATGCTTATTGGATAGAATATGGTAGAAAGTCTGGCAAAATGCCTCCTGTTAAAGATATTTTGGAATGGATAAAGAAAAAGGGTATGGCTGATACATATAGTATTAAAACGCATAAACAGCAAAGCAGGGGTAAGGATTATTACGAAAGAGCCGAGAGCTTGGCGTGGGCCATTGCAAAAAGTATTCAAAAAAACGGGTACAAGGCTAAACCCTTTTTAACTCCAGCCTATTTGGAATACAACCAGAAAGTGGATGAGATAATGCAGAAAGCGATAAATGAAGTAGCAGAAAATTACAATGGCAAGTAACTACAAATCAGCGTTAGGAAAGGTCAGGGCTGCCTTGATCGCTAAAATAAAAGCGGTCAATAGCGCATGGGTTACCTCATCTGCCACAACCTTCCCGCGCGTAGAGATAGGAGACTTGTCCGAGATGCGCACAAGAGACAAAGGTTATAGCGTTAGAATGTTGTATTGTAACATAGATGTTATAACCAAGTCTTACGCTGATTCGCTGAGTATAAAGGGGCAGATTGATGATGTTATCATAGGCCTCAATACGCTGACTATGAGCGGATTTAAATCTGTTTATATTGATTCGGATAACGTAACCGAGATCATTGAACCCCAGGAGGGGTCTTTTACAATTTATCGCATCCTCACAAGGATTGAGATAACAGTAGAACCGGTAGATGATCCAGAGGTACCAGATGATC